TCTTGAGTTCAGCCTTGGCTTTATAGTATCCGTAAGAATCTAGAGCAGCTCCATAAGAACCATCTTTTGTATTCTTATACATATAAGCCCTACCTTCTGCCGATTCAATTACTTGATGTAGTTCTTCGGTAGTAAGTAATTTAACATCATTCCCCATCTTCAACCTCCTCAAAGTTATCAATAGACATACATTCTGGACACATCATCGCATTATCACTGTCACAGTATACATCAACATTCTCATTACAATCACCACAGTTTAAGTAAATGTATTTTGCCATCTTATACTCCCTATTTAAAAGTTATATACTCTCCAGTATTACCAACGTATGTATAATCACCGTCAGGCTTTTTACCACTTACATTGATACTTCCTAGCTTTACAGTATCCCTACCGTCTAGATACTTAAGGATGCCAGTTCCCTCGTTATCAGTAAGTAAAATACACTCTTGATCGAACTGATTAGCAATTTCCATTGCAATTAGCTCATTTTCAGGGTTATTCTCTAGGATAATGCTCATTTCAGAGTGTCCATCATAGACACCTTGTGCAATTAGGTAAGGTTTCTTAGCTAGATCAAGTGAACTAACTAGTGTTATGTGGTTGGTATGGTTGATGAACTTATCAATGCCTAATTGTTGAGTGCTTAGAATTATCAATGGTGTGTATGGGCTTCTCATAAGTGTTCTCCAGTGTTGTTAATATTAGTAACACAATGCATGATGCTAAGATCAATAGCGAATGTTCAGTTTTCATACTAAGCAATAGCCTTATCAATCAACTTCTCAGCATCTACTACAGCATCAATCTTAGTGATACCTACTGTAAATGACTTACCATTTCCGTATTGAATCTCTAGTAGATCACGTCCATACTTAGTAACGCTTGATACTAGGCTTGCATCTTTGCTTGCAGCAATTATTGCTACTGCCTTCTTTACTGATATCCACACAGGTCTTGTAGGTGTGGTAATCTCAAGCATGGGAATGTCATACTGATTAACTGTTAGTGTTACTTTCGGTTTTTTCACTGACTTGCCTTTTGTTGTTGCTTTCTTTACTGTTTTTACTGGGTTTGACATAAATTCTCCTATAGTCCACCGCTTTGAATTAAGCAGCGAAGTTGATAATAAACTCTATTGTTTCATCACCCTCATGAGTGATGTGTACTTGTTCAGCTTTAAGTTTTGTGTACAAAAGCCTAGCCTCACGGAGAGATGCAAGACTAAGCTTTGTATAGACTTTAGAGCGCATTGTTTTGGCGAGAAAAGAGTAAGATCTCGCATTAGCTAGAGCGTAGAGAAATCTACTTTTGGTTGAAAAATCAGACACAATTTGCTCCCTGTTAAGTCTCATCAGTACGCCTATTTGACGTAGATACCCTAAGGTATTTCGACTATTAAAGAGGGCACACTTCTACGATTACTCGTAAACAAGTTGGCTTGTCTTAAAATGTGCCCTGCTTAAGTTAATTCAGACACCTAGATACTTGAGTTCATATCTATCATTGGTACTAAATGCCTGTTTTTATTTGGACAGCGAAAATCCTACTTGAGTTCATACATCAGTGGTATACGGATTTCCCCTGTTTTTGTCACCTTGGCTCAACTACCCACTACGCCTATATTAGGAAAAGCAGTTTCAAGTCTCGTATAAACGAATCCTTGCCTAATCGCATTGCGCATCATAGTGTTATTGCACAGGTGGAGAGTTTCATAATCTAGCTATGTAAGGAGCTTAAGCCTACTTGTGGTGGCACGTTGTGCCCTAGTGTGTACGGATTAACTCCCAAATACACCTCACAAGATTCTTGAATGTTAATACCATTATGCCTGTTATAGCTTATAGTATCACGCCTGTCTCTTCAGTGTAGGACAGCGACTTCCTACAGACACCCTAAGGTGTTTCGACTTGCCTACTTTGTGTTAGGTGCACACCATGTCACTTCATGGCACGCTTTTGCCTGTTGTCCCTCAAGACTTAATACGCCTTCCATAGTTACCCACAGTGCCATTAATACCAATAGTAATCGTACCATTTCCCTACTCCTAGTGTAAGATGTCTTCATGCATTAGAAAGAAATATTCAGCGTCACTTGGCTTGTCTTCCTGTGCTTCGCTTGATTTCTTTACTGACTTCTTTACTTCTTTTTTTACTACTTGGTTTTTAACCCCATGTAGTTTTCTTTTTGGGTGACACATGTTATTCCCTTTTGTTTAAATTTAAGCAGCGATGTTTTGCTGTCTGTAATCATATTAACAGCTCTATCGGTATGGCACAAGCAATAATTAGTGCTCACTTGATTTATTGTTCATATTTCCTATAAAATCAGCAACTTAAAGGTGAAAATAAATGATAAAAAATACACTGAGGTCTGATATCAAGCACTTATCAGTAATTACATGTAGAAAAGTTAACGCTATAAGGATAAAAACACAGTGCACACACATTACACGCTGTGACACTGGATAACACACACTGTAAGGCACACAGTACACGCTGTGACACACTGTGATCACTAGGTGTATACATTATGATGCGCTGTAATTCGTTCGGTGTCGTTCGGTGTTATAAGGTGTCACTAGGTGTCACTGAAAAAAACACAGTGCCATATCACACTTGCACCCAGCAACACCCAGTACCACCCAGTTGCACCATGCAACACTGCACAACACACAGTAGTATGCAACACATACCTTAGTATCACACTGACTAACACTAGTTGCACACCGACTAACACTAGTTGCACACAGTGTAACTCTAGTATGACACTGACTAACACTAGTTGCACACAGTATACACTAGTATGGCACCTATGTTTTCTGTTTACGATCTGCGAACACTAGTTGCACAAGGTGTACGATAGTTTGATAGTGTGTTACTTTAGTTGCACAGGGTGTTCTAAGTGTTTGACAGGGGTAACTAGTGTTCGATGCTTCATACAATAGTTCGAGGGGGGAAACTCGGGGGCTTTGTTTAATATACCACCTGTTAAATATTTTTAATTTTCTATAGATGGACACCCAGTAACACCAGATGCCCACCGTACAACACTTTGTAGGCGTAGCGTCAACGCCTCGTTAACCATGTTCCATCATAATACATCACGACTATGTATCGTCACAGGAATCTAGGTGTCATTACTGAAATCTTGGTCTGTTCCAAGTTGCCATAAGTGACCTCCAGTGTTTATAGAGTCTGTGTGAATAAATAGAATACAATAGTGAATACAACTGTAAGGATAATGTCTAATAATAATATATGCATTTTCATAAGCCTCCGATTTTGAGCGAACCCCAGTGAGTGTTTACCATACCAATACATATACATAAGTAATTCTGCCCTTCGATATAATTCTAACCAACTCATATGTCATAAGTCACCATGTGTGAAATAGTATGCGCTAGTATTTCCTCTAGGTTATGGTCCAACTGGATTCCAAGCGAATCACAGAGAGCGTGAATACACTCATGCCTATAAACCCTAAGGTACTCTTTAATGGTGTCATATTGACTCCTAAGTATAATAGTCTGTCCTGTGTACAACCCATCTGCCTCTTCGAGGTCAAGACGTGTATCGTCTATAATAATATCTATCTTAATGCCAATAATATCTATTGTTCCTTTCACTGGTGTTAAATACATGAGTAGCTCCTATGTGTTATTTAGTGACACCTAGTGTTCTAGGGTGTATATAAGTGGTTAATATGAGGGGGAATATAGGAGGAGGTAACTAGTTAGTAATGGATATATAACGAATATTAGTACTAGTATGTACTATGTATATCTATCTATATCTACTAATACTAGGTATAACTATGTATACACTAGGGAGTAACTGTTTCCTTTCCTTCTATAGTCCACCCTATTGAAGTATCTGTAATTACAGGGGTTATCTAGACCTATCCCATAACTTAAGTCCTTGATTTCTCGTACCACCATTATCTTCGTACCATTCATCCACGAATCTATCTAGTGATGCATCAAGTTCTTCTTCTTTCTTTTGTTTAGCTCTTAGTGCTTGATCCACATCTAGAATGTCTAGGAAGTATTTACAAGCAATAGCTAGAGCATCTAGTCTATCATCGTGCTTTAGAGAGCCACGCTCTTTGCTTAGACGTGCCATCTGGTAGAACAACATGTACTGAGGTGCCTTGTCTGGTTCAAAACTAGATAGGGCTGTGTCATAGTCACTCTGGATAACACTAGGATCAACTATAAGTCTATGTTGATTCATCAATGGTTCCAAGGTATCTATGATCCTCAATTCTTTTTGTTGGTTCTGACGTACCTCTTCTACATCACAAGGGTATATTCTACCTAAGTGAGGTTTGAGAAGTTGGGTAAACATCCCATCACCAAAGTTTGATTCTACTATGATCTTGTTGACCTTATGTCTTTTCGCTATGTTACACAGTTCTATAAGTGTAGCATCCTCGTAACCAGACTTTAATCCACCAGCCTGAGGGACAAAGATGTTCCCATGCAGCATGAGAGCCACAGAATAGGCTGTCTCATCCTTTCCACGCCCTGATGGGTCTATAGACATTACTGACATCTCTGGAGGTCTTAGAGACACCTTTGCGAGAGCCTGAGCAGCATAGTAGTTCTGACCACCCATAGCAACATTAGGAAGTTCTTTAAGTTTAAGCAAAGGATTATTAGTCCAATGCACCTCACTAGGAAGCTTCTGTCCAACATTAGATATGATTAAGTCACTGATCTTTAAGGGAAACTTGTCCCCATCAGATAGTGAAGTATCAAGCATGAATTGTAAAGCAAAGCCAGACCTACCATAAGATAACTTACGTTCAGCTAAATCTTCATCAGTAAATCTGAGTGGATCAGTTGTCAGTCCAGCATCCCTAGTTCCCATCATATCTCTAATGAATGGGGCTAGTCTGGCACCATAGCCTGAGGCTTCTTTCTCAGTTGGTACTAGTGCGGTCCAGATTCTCATATCATATCCACGTTGGTATAGTATGTTATAAAGACTCAGTTCCGTCTGTGGCGTTCCCAAGTACATAACCCTACCATCGGGCTTAAGTACAGCATCAAACTCCGTTACAAGCCTACTGAGCTTCTCTCGTAAGTCGTGAGTAGCAGAGTTAGAGACAACCTCGATATCATCAGGAATAATGATGTCAGCACGAGAACCTGTGAGCTGCCCAGTGATACCAACAGATTTTACTGATGGTGATCCACTTGGCTTACAGCCTCGTATATCGAATATATTCTGAGTCGATCTCTCGCCTTTAGTCTTGTCTGGTTCCATATGTTTAAGTAAAGGAACTTCTTTGATAAGGTTCCTAACAAACATTGCAAAAGCATCAGCTCTATCTTTACCTGCTGATACTACCATAATTTTTAATTCATTATCACACCATAGAACCCAACAGACATAAGCTGCTGTAAGATATGATTTACCTACACCCCTAAATGCTGAGACTTGTAAACGCTTAGGACCGTGTTGTAAGTAATGAGCTATATCATTTTGCACAGGTGTAAGTGGTGGAAGATCAAGCTCCTTCCATATATGTGCTGCAAAATTCCTAAAATCTTTTTTCATAGCCCTTATGTATTTTTCTGAGTACATGAGTCCTCCAAGTATTTAATTGCTTTTCTTAATGTATCAGTATTATCCTTAGCATGCCCTAACATGTGGTTACACCTAGGACACAGACCACCACGTATCTTACCAGTACTATGACAATGATCTAAGTGTTTAGACTCTGCACCACAAATATCACAGGGTGATTCTAAGTGAGTCTCATACTCAGCTACTGATATATTATATTGGTTATTAATTCTACGTTTTCT